GCCAGTTCTCTTTGTACCATTAATAATTGAGCGTAAACATCGAATTTTTCAATATAGTCAACACGCAATGCATCTTGTAGTACTTTCACTCGCTCTTCATTATATAATTCTCCTTCAGATTTTTCTTTAGGAGATTCAACATCATCAGTCATATTTATGTATTTCCTCTTCTACGATACTCTTACCATGGTATAATTGTCATGCCTACCAAATTTAGTAAGATTTCTATAATTATTAATCCGATAAAACCACCAAGCAACTGCCAAGCCCACCATTTCCATCCGGTAAGGTTTCGTGACCATTCTGCTAGAGAACTATTGTGCGCTTTATCATACGCACCAGTTTTATCACCAATTTTTTCTGCCCAATAATTGGGGTCTACCCAATCAGCTATTTTTTTAAGAAACTTACTCATTCATTGGTCCGCCAACTTTTTTACGAACTTTCTTTACGGTGTCACGGACTTTTACTGAAGTAGGGTCTTTCTTACCATACTCAGCCGCCAGTGGTGAATATGGATTTTGTTCAGAAATGCGAGACAATACTTCTTTAAAATCTCCTGTTGGTTTCACACCATCACCCCGACCACCAATAATTGCAATACCAGTAGGTACTTTGACTATTGCTGGATTATTTTCCATCAGTTCTTCACTGGCTGAAATGGACATAAACTCTTCCCATTCTTCACCGGTTTCTTTATTTCTAAAACTATACGTAGGCATAATTATTTCCTTTTTGCAATACTATATATACTCCAAGGACACGATTGTGTCCTTAATAATATCTTCATATGTATTGTCATCTTTAATAACGACTATTCGGTCGCTTATATCATTTACTCTTTCATACAATTTACCTTCACACTGCAACTCTTTATCTTTTTTGTAGTGCTTATACACCACTTTTACTCTTTGCACTGGCAATACCTCTGTAATGGCGTCCTCGGCAGGATTCGAACCTGCGACCTACGGTTTAGAAGACCGTTGTTCTATCCAGCTGAACTACGAGGACTTAATGGTGTCATTGTACCCAATGGCACAATCTAGAATTGAAAGTGTATCAACGTTTTTTGTCATATACATAAGTGCTAGTGTATCTTTAGGGAAACACGCACCACCAAATCCTCTTTCTTTAGTTACTTTCGTATGGCTATCTCCAATTCTGGGATCGCCTATTATATGGTTTCGAATAGATTCAAAATCTAATCCTAGTTCATCACATAAATCATATAGTTGATTGAACCATGCTACCTTAGTAGCCAAGAATGCGTTTATAGCATACTTTGTCATAATCAAGTGTTCAACATCTTTTGCATGAGTGTATTGTTTGTATGTAAATGTTTCACATGAGTACAATACTTTCCACCAAAAATTCGTTTTTTCACCACCCAATAAAACTCTTTTATTTTGTTTTAAGTCATTTTGTGCGTGATCTTGGCGTAAAAATTCTGGTGAGAATGCAAATGGATTTTTAAATTTTTTGTTTATATATCTCCAACCCTCTAGATCAATGGTACTCTTAATAAGTATAGGAGTTTTATGATTCTTAATTTGAGAGATAACATCCACTAGACTTGAATAGTTACAAGAACCGTCAGCATTAGCGGGAGTAGGTAAACATAAGATGATGCCATCAAAGACATAATCATCCACTCTATTAGTATTTATACTTGGATCAATTACATATATTTCATGGGAATCTTTGAGAGCATCTAAGTATGTACTACCTACAAAACCACAACCAACAAGTGCTATGTGCATATCTTATCCAAACAGATTATTTAATAAACCAGAAAGAAGGATAATGCCACTAACTCCATTTAGTAGAATCAATGCTCTATCTTTCCACAAGAAAGAAACTATAGACCAACCAAATATACCAATCAAACTTAATGTCTGGTCAACCCATTGCAGTTCAGGTACATTAGATGACCTAACTGAAATTGCAGATAATATAAAGAAAGATGAAATCCACTTTAGATACCAATCTAGTGTGTATTTGGGGGTAGCAGATTTAAAAATTCTTTTTGAGTTTTCGATTTCTTCTGGAGAAAATTTAGGTTCAAGATAGTCGTGATGGTGTTCTTCTTTTTTCACCATTCTTTTTTATCTCCAAACTTTTCGTTTTCGGCATAACCAGCATTATACTCCGCAATTTGATCATCGGTCATATCATGCTCTTCAACGAGTTCCGACGCATGAGTAGCGCCAGTAAAATAGTGAGGATTAATACCTCGGTGATAATAGCTATCCGCTGACCCTCGGTCAAACGGACCACCATGTCGCTTATCAGTTCCCAATTTCATATTCTCCTACTTTCACAAACTTGCGCCTTGCTTTACTATACTGTTTCATGGGTGCTTTGAAACGCTGTACAGAGCCGCCTGGTGCTTGGTACGCAACAAGCTGACCACTATCATTGACATGATATATGCCATTTGCTACACGCTCACAACCCCAATCAGTGACTTCCTGAAGCATCTGGATCATGCAAAAGCCCTCTTTTCGAACTCATCATAGGCATACTCTGTCGCTTCTTCGTCAGACATACCGTGATCTAGAGCCTCTTCATAGAGGCGTTCTAGTAGTGCTTCGTTATAGTGATTGCTCATATTCTTACTCCAAAAATTATAAGAGGGGCGTTTTCATTCCCCTCGCGGATGTTCGGTCATCAACCTCTAGAGACTTTAGTAGGTCTCTCTAGCGACCTAACCATTACGCGGCTTCTAGCATTGAAAATGGAACAGAAACCGAAGCAGTACTACCTTTCCAAGGCATTTTAACAATGGCTTTTTTAGGGTTCATCTTCGTGATAACACCAGGTGTTTGCTTGGTTTTTTGAATTACCATAACAGTCTGACCAACCGAAAACGTGGCTGTGGCAGATATGGATTTGACTTGTTGCGCGATTTGGATGATCTCAGACAACTCAGATTGAGTCATTGTTAGCATCTCTTTCTTGATAGTTTGTACACTCATAATATATTCTCTCTCATTGATTAACTTATACATACATTATGCATGGAATCACACCAAATGTCAAGTAAAATATGCGGTTTTTTACGCATATTATCGAGATATGTTTAAAATATGCGGTTTTTTACGCATATTACCGTGATATGTTTAAATCCATGAGGTTTTTAAGCGTATCACAGTCTTCTTCAAACCACAACTGTAGTGCCAGTCGCTCATTCTCATTGTTTTCTACACCATGCATTACCTGCGTGGAGAAGGCATATGCGTTATCATAATCTAAATGCGAATGCGAATCATTCTCAACTTTATATAGGGTAGTTGGAGCGAAACATTTGCCGACTTGTACCAATGGGAACACAACGGCTGTATTTCGACCGTAGTCTTTTCCATCCACATGGGGTACTATCACCGCATTGGGTGCTACATACATGAGAGACATTCTTGTTGGTCTTACTGGAAATTTATTGGCTAGTGTGTCTAGTGCTTCGTTAGAATCTAAGATAAGAATATCCAGATTGGTGTAATCTTCGCCCACGGTATGTTTGTGGTAATCATCGATGCGCTGACGGTGTGTCGACCATAGAAGATCGACTAGATTGGGATGTAGAGTAAGGTCTACTTCAAAATGTTCCATTATATAATTTACTCGTCAAATAAGTATGCTGATTTACACAGAATCTCGCTTGCTTTGGTTTCCCATATGAATGGAAATATACCATGGACAATTAACACGAATGCAACTCCCCATGCAAATCTTAAATGTTGGAAATATGTTACGTCATTCTCTTTCAAGTGACTCATATATTTTTACTTCTTAGTAAATGCTTGTGCCCCAAAAAATGCGGCTACGATACCGGCAACTGCTACAAAATATGTAGGAGCCATACTACCTAAAGTAGATTGTGCTTGGTCTAGTCCAGCTAGTGAAGCCATAACAACCGCAAAAGGATACAACAACATACCACCAAGAGCAAACCATGCCATTTTTCTTTGGGCATCTCTCATCGCATCTTGATCTTCAAGTTCTTTACGCTTGAATTCTAGATGCATTTCCAATTCTCCGTTAGAAATGTGTCCGTCGCCATTTACATCGGCATCATCCATGCCTTCTACAGTGCGGTAACCTCGACTATCTACTCTTTTGGTTCCTTCGTCACTAGTCGTTGTTGTCTTGTCCACTGTTACTTTCAGATCGCTCATCGGTGTTCCTTTTGAATGTATCTAAGAAAGACTTTTTCTCTGGCGTAGTCTCCTTAGACTTGTTGATAACATCCAATTCTTCATCAGTTAAGGTCACAGTTCTATAATATACAATCACTTCCTTGGTTTCTTTTACAAATCTTTTTATTTCTTGTAAATTGTATGCCATTAATTCGTAATCACCGGGTGTCATGGCAAAAAATACACCACCCGTTTCTTTTTTAATTTTTTTCTGGAACTCCTCGATGTTTTTATCTGAAACAACATACCAATGTGGTTCTTTCATGTCCACTGGTGAGGGCATGAGTGGTTGTTTTATAGGAGTTTTGATCTCTACCGTTTGTATAACCACTTCTCTTGGTGGTTGCGGTATTAAACTACATCCGTTAAGGAGTAGGATCAAACTTGAAAAGGCTATCAGCCTCCAAGCTATCGAATACGTCTTTAGTTGCATTGTTCACTCTCGGTTCAATTAGTCCAGGTTTGGCATTCGCAAGTTTACCGAGGTCATGTCTCTGAAATATACCTAAGTATCTGTCTCGCTCTGCTATAATTTCTTGGTTCTTGGCTGCCATTTCTATGATGGCATTGGATTGATTTTCGTAGCGGGCTTCCATCGTGTTGATGGTATTTTCTTGCGTGGCAAATTTAGTTTCATATGCCGCGTTCAATGATCTAAGTTCAATCAATTCATTTTGTGTTGTGGTGTAGTAAAAGTATCCACCTATACCTAGTGATACGATTATACCAATAAATAATGAATTCATATTTCACCTCCTAACAATTTAGCAATTCGGTCTTGCTGTTCTTGAATTGCTTTCTCTTGGTCTTTTAAAGATTTCTCTTGAAACAAGTTCTGTTGTCTCTGGTGTTCAATCTCTTCTTTTTGCTCATCAATATCCATAATGCTATTTATACATTGTTAATTATGAGGAAACCATTTAATTAAAGTGTAGTATGCTATGTCAAATTTATTTGTATTTGCTTTCCAAGGTTTATCGTGGTGCATCTCATGATTTATATCAGCACCAAATACTACCATTTTGTCTATTAGCTTTGGCATATGTCCAATTATGTTCAATGATATTAGTTGGAAGTAAATCATAAACAACATGAAGAAGTACTCAGCTAATCCTATTGTCATAATTAATAATGATGCAACAACAAAAAATATTGACCAGTAAAACTGTCCTTGTATGCGGAGTCGAGGATTTCTCCACAATTGCTCCATATATTTCTGATCGGGCTTTCTCCTAAATACAGTTATGTTTTCCCAAAGACTTCTTGTGGGTCCATGTGGATCTACACCTACAATATCTGCTGTATCATGATGCTCTCTATGCACGGCTGCCCATCCAATTGTTGCACCTAAACCAAACCCTGCACCCAAGGTCAAGAATATAACTTCTAACCATTTAGGACATTCCCACGCATTGTGAGAGATACATCTGTGATAGTAACCTGATACTACAAATTCTTTAAACACAAAAGAAATGGGGACCAGATATAATAGTCCCCAATTGCCCAATAGAAATAGTTGATAAAGACTGAAGCCAGCAGAGAAAAATACTAACGATTGTAGTAAATTACTGGAGCCAGAAGATAATACTTCATTAATTTTTAGCCAGATATGTTTCATGACTTTATTTATGAAGTTAAAAATTAATCTTTTCTAGATTTACTCTTTGACCAGCACTACTATTATCAAAAACTGGACCATTATCTTGACCAGAATCAGTTATGTTTTGTTGTGCAGATTCTTCTAAGTCATACAATCTCATTTTGGAACGATCAACACCGACCATAAATCTTTTGTTTCTAGTAGGATCACTGTATCGATTCTTCAATTGCTTTACCATAATATGACCTTGTTGTTCTAACTCTTCAGTACTAATCAAAGCAAACATAAGGTCTGCTGTTGCTGGTAAGCCAAATGATTCTGAAGTATCAGTGAGTTCAACATCGCTATTATTGTAACCACCTCTAGTAGTTTGTGTTGCAGTTACAATTGGCAAGTCTTGCTCTACTGCCAGACCACGCAACTCTTCTGCAATACTTTTGATGATTGTATATGAGTTGGCATTGCCACCTCTTATTCTACTGGAAGTGCATATATTAAGATAATCAATAAAAATAATGTCTGCACTAAAATTCTTTTTAAGTTTGAGTTCATCAATCAATGCCTTGAAGTGTCCTGAATGAGCAGATGCAGTAGGATATTCTTTTATGATTAACTTACCATTAACTTTGCTTTTAATTTTTTCTACACGATCACTAAACATTTGCTTAGATAAATCTTTTAAATCTTGAATGGCAACATTCATCATATTAGAGTCAATTCGTTCTGCTATACGTTCTTCTGCCATCTCTAAGGTAATATACAAAACATTTTTGCCCTGCGTAATTGCAGAGGCAGCCATGTGACACATAAACAAAGACTTACCAACACCAGTACCAGCAAGAGCAACATTCAATGTCTTATTCAAGAGACCACCTTCAGTGATCTTGTTGAAATAATCTAGATCAAATGGAATCTTTTCTTCTTCTCTGTGATAAAAGTCATAACGCTCATCAGCATTCTCTACATAATCATGACCAATGTTAGTATCAAACCCTACACCCAATGCAGTAGATAAAATATCTGGCAAGGCATCTTTACTATACATACTATCATTACCATCAATAATTTGTATTGACTGCATGATAGCATTGTACAATGCTTTTTGTTTACAGAAGTTTTCTGTTTCATCAATCAGCCACTGTGCGGGGTTGTCTGTAATTTGAAGACCGTTGATGATAGTTTCACATCTATGATACAAGTCTTCTGTGACTGCTCTATTTTCTTGTAGACTTAACAACAACGCAGATTTAGAAGGCAAACTATTGTACTTTACAACAAAGTCACCAATGGCGATAAATACTTGTCGAGTATCTGGCTCTGTAAAATAATCTTCTTTGACAAACGGAATTACTTTTCTTAAATAATCTTCATCATGACATAGGTGTGCAATTATAATTTGCTCAATATTATCCATTCATTACTTCCTTCTCAATTTCACTTACACATGGTGAACACAGATATAACTTACCATTATCACCCTCAAAGCAGATTGCTTCATCTGTTTCTTCGTTTATAGAATTACCACACCTATCACACACTGCCACTAGTTACGCCTCTTTGTTGGGGTTCCAGATAGTCAAGTTCTTAGTTCTAAGTCTATTAGCAACTAAGTTATATCTAGATTGTTCTTCTTTCCATTCTTTCAACCACTGTTCACCATCACGTTCGGCATCAATAAAAATTGCATTAGTGAATGCTAATGGTAATATTACAGCAACATGAATAAAGATACTTGCTACCGTATTGTAATTAAAAAATCCTAAATAGTT